GTCTACTATCATTCATGTATCTATATAGCGACTATTCTTTATAATTGTTCTACAACCGTACCTTTGGGGAAGCGTGGAGAATTCTTTTTCTTCGGAGGTGGTGTGGCCACGTTCATCACGTTTTCAAGTTCCTTGGCGAGGTTATTGTTAAGATTGTTTAACTTATTATTCAACTGTTTCGTACGCTGAAACTTCCATGTACGCACCGTATCACGTTTAACCTTATTAACATTGGTTTTAAAATGTAACCCATTCTTCTTATTCTTTTTGAGATTGAGGGCATTGATCACCTTTTTCATATCCGCGACATCCGAATTTAAAGAAGGCATAACATTCTTATACTTCTTTATCCATCGCTTACCGTATAATTCCCTGATATCATCCTTGATAGCTTTATTCGTTAGACGACGCTTATCCATCTTTTTTGCGATATTCGCCGTTCTTTTAGCGGGTTCTATCTCCTTAGGCTTTCTACCCCTTCTCATAGGAGCTACGGCCCTAGGAATTTGGAGCTTTTTACATAACGTGTCCACGGTATCACCGTCAATCACACTGACACCTCGAGCAATGGCTATTTGCACGAGTTCCTCCTTCTTGTGTGCACGGCACGGTTTATTACCAACTTTAAAGGTACCAAACGCACGATTCTTGATCTTCTCGCAAATGGCGGGTTTTGTCGTCTTACCCGTGATGTCAACAATACCCATCTTTTCCGCGACTGCGACCAGCTTTGGTCGGGCGACGGTGAGACATTTACGTGGACCCACCCGTACACCATTTTTACCATTCTTCGAGTTCGATTTATTGAAGTATGTGATATTGGTATTCTTCGCGTTCAATGCGGTGGCTACATTTTTCGCGCGAGCGGTGGGGAGAGAGTTCTTCTTCGCCATCATATCCGTGTTCACAGGTTCCTTCATCATACCCATAACCCACATAGTCTTTACTAAGTCGTATCCTATGGGATTGTATGCATCGTGTAGAGCTTTAACAGTTTTAGCACCCATAATCTGTATTTTACCAGATCTAAAAAGCTGAAAATTATTTCCATAATACGTCATCTTTAAAGCGGGGCGAAGCTCGGGTTCGTAATCGATACTGCGAGACTTGGCGAAAGCCTGTGCAACCATGGTTAAGTTAATAACACCCTGTGTTTGAAACGTACCTACAAGTGTAGAGTAGCGAATAGGGTTGTATAAAAACTTATACTTCGACGCGTAGTTATCCACTATGAATTTGCGAATCATCTCTGGTTGCCTCGAGTTGTTATTGATGATACCACCCGCAATTTGCATCTTACCGTTCGTGTAAATTTTAATCAGTAGTTTTTGCGTCTTACCTCCTTCATACACGAAACCGTCGATTTGAGCTACGAAGTATCGATGCCTGTTTTTCGCATTTTTATTTGGCACGACTGTAGACGTATGCTTAGCTCCTATTTGCATACGCCCGTATAACAGTTTAATCGCGCTTACCTCGATTTCGAAATTAGACCCAGGTGTGATGGGGCGTCTTTTGATTGGTTTCTTATACAGAATTTCCGCGACGTTTACGTTATAGTTACCCTTCTTAGCATCTAAGTTGACCATACCGTTAAATACACTCATTTGAAGAGGTGACATTTTCATTTTTGAAAGGTTGGCGGCCTTCAGTTTATTACCAACCATTCTATTTATTCTTGTTTGTATATTGTTTTGTTTGAGTCTGGTAGCGTTGCCCCTTAGACTATTTTTTTCGCGGTTCGTGAGATACGGGGCCTGTCGTATCAAATTTTGGGATGTAGTTGGTGAAACATTATTTTTTTCAAATTCGTTGAATAAACCCATATATTAAGTAAACATTTTAATCATCTAACTCCTGTCCATCTGTATCAACCATCGTCTGTGTCGAAATTGATGTATCAACGTATACCTGTTGTTGAGGTATCACTTCTTGAGGAGTTACGTTTACGACATCGAGACCAATAACCCACATAGAGTTCCTATGCTCTGTACCCGTCTTAGGCTGATGTTGAGTGATACCACATCTCGTATACAGTGTAATCTCACCTTCCTTCAGCTTTTCGACACCGATACTACGCTCACCAAATGGACCTGCCCATATATCAGAATTGATCGTTCGCGACTTACCCTCTTTCATACAGAAAGCGGCGAACTCATCCTTGAAGAAAGATAGGGGACACTTCTTATCTTCGCCATACTCAATGTGAGGAGATTCCATGAAACTCAGTAGAGGACTGACAGCCGCCGCAACTTGTGTCTTAACCTTTTCGAAGTACGGTGGAAGAATGTTCCAAATGGCCTCATTCTTATGAGCCTGTGCTTTGTCGAGATACGCCCTCACACACTTTTGCAGAATGTTTGGAAGTTCCTCTTCGAGTCTATCTTCCAGAGTCGGATCTGCTTCCTTAACTTTCCTTCTAAAGTCGACTGTAATCAAACGTCGCAAAACGCTACCAGAGTTGTCTCTCCACCCAGGAATCTCATTACCACCCAGAATACCCGGAGACTTCCACACGAAAGTTTTAGCCTTTTCGTGTTTCACTGCAATCGAAACATCTTCACCAGACACCACAGACTGAAACTCTGCCTGTTCAAGCGCTAAATCACCCTTAATCTCCGGTGCGATAAACATGTACGAATCGTAAATAGAAGACAGACCAAACTTTCTTTCCACGTTATTCGAAAGTGTTCGCACATCATCCGATGTATAAAATTTGCGACAGACTTTCGTAATAATAGTGGATTTACCGGACTGGGCCACCCCCTTTAGGAAGGGGATGCATTGCCATTTATCGATCTCATTTACGTCAAAACACAAGCGTCCGCAAAGAACATAGATCCATTCGATCACGTCCTTATCGAGCTTTTGGTACTTTAGGATCTTATCAAAATTGGGTGTAGGAATATCCCTCCAATCGCTATCGTTATAGTCACTGAATTCTTGATTGAAGTATTTACAGCTGATGATAGTCCGATCGAGTGTCTTAAACTCTTTTGACGTATACGGGTAGAAAACAGCCCGGTAGCGTTTGTCTTCTTCGGTAGACTTGTCGGGTACAAGCTCCTTGCCGATGAAGATACCGTTCGTGAAAGACCACACCTGTCGATGCTTCTTAATTTCGGGAAATTGCATATCTCTCGTCTTAGAAAGATGGCGAATAAGATCGTTGTGGGTAGAAGGACTCATAGTCATATTTTTCCATAGTTCATACCACTGTTCCTTTTTACCGACTGAATATACGTAATCTTGAATACTTTCAAATACTTCCCAGGCTCGGGTACTCGCCCCATCTTTTGTTTTAATCTCCCTACAACACTGCTCCTTGTACCTCTTGATCTGACTATCATATAAATCCTTTAACAACTGTAACATAGCCTGTTGAAAAGGTTTCAATTCCTTAACATCCTTAATCGTAGACGCCCTGTAAATAGATGGGTCAGTTTCCGGATCCACGGGTACGGCGTTGGGATTATTCGAGAAATCGTGTATACGATACACGCTGAATGTTACCCTCCATGCATCTTGAATGCGATCGATCATCCTGTTGATACGAATAGCCAGTGTAACTTCTTTGATTTCGTCGTCATCGAAGTCACATTCATTATCCTTTTCCAGGGCACATGAGCGGTGATACGCTTCGCATAAACGATCTATCATGAATGTACGAGTGCGTTCAACTTCAGCGATATCAATTTGTACGGGTAGACCCTTGTCCCTTGGTTGGGAAGGGTCGAAAAACAGGTCAAAACCTATGTTAAGAGACTCTGATGCACTGAGCTTGTCGTTAATTCTCAGCTTTTTCTCACAGGGTTGGATGATTAACTTCATGAGATGATCTATTTCCATTTTCATAATATTCTCAGTCCAGAAAGTGCTATTATGATCATGAAGATTGTATGTGTCGTCGATGACGTGCATTGTCTGACCGGACCCCTGCATTTCTAATATTAAGATTCATTTTTCTAAGCCTCATTTTTCTTCTGAAGAATACTGAGAAGTTTGATAAAAATTTTATTATGAATTTCCATCTGCTGTCCAATATATACTAGAGCAGTGCACACGGTGTCGCCCTCGGGGGTGGTAAGAGTTTGACCAAGTAAATTTTCAAGGGGTGAAAAATCGTCATCATCGGGAAAATCCTCAGGATCGTACTCGGTGAGGTCGACCTCCTGGTCGGGTAAAATTTCGGATTCGGATTCGGATTCGGTCTCGGTTTCGGGTTCGATAGTCTCAGGCTGTGTAGACATTTATGGTAGGTTGAGGAAAAATCACGTGCGAAATTTCGCACTTTACCCAAAATTATTTTCTCTGTGTATAGTACAACAACATACAAAATGGCGGGTGGTTTAATGCAACTCGTGGCATACGGCGCACAGGACGTCTATCTGACAGGTAACCCCAAGGTTACATTTTTCCAGGCGGTTTACAAGCGCCACACTAACTTCGCTATGGAGAACATCGAGCAGACTGTTAACGGTACTGCCTCCAACTCCGGCCGCGTTTCCGTCACCATTGCTCGCAACGGTGACCTCGTCTCCGACATGTATGTCGAGCTTAAGGCTAAGAGCACCGTCGTTCTCACCTCCGACGCCGCCGGCGCGTCCGAGGCTGGCGCGACTTCCGACGATGTTTGCTGGGCCGCTGAGCGTGCGATCAAGGATGTCGAATTATCCGTGGGCGGACAGCGTATTGACAAGCACTACCAGCGTTGGTGGAGGCTTTACTCCGAGCTTTACCTGGACGAGTCCAAGAAGGCTGTTTGGGGTAAGATGACTTCCCCCGCGGTCGGTGACGGTAAGATGTACCTTCCTCTGATTTTTTTCTTTAACCGCAATCCCGGACTTGCTCTCCCACTAATTGCCCTGCAGTACCATGAGGTTCGTATGGATTTCGATTTATCTTCCGAGTTCTCTAAGTACACTGATAACAGCACCTTCAAGGTCTGGGCCAATTACATTTACCTCGACACTGAGGAGCGTCGTCGTTTTGCGCAGAAAGGACACGAATACCTCATCGAGCAGGTTCAGCACACTGGCTCCGACGCTATGGCCGCCGCTGGTTCCACGAAGCAGATCCGCCTCTCTTACAACCACCCGGTCAAGGAACTCGTTTTCTGTGCCGACCAGGGTTCCGTGTCTCGCGCCAACCTTTGGAACTTCACGTCCTCCACCCAGGCTGTTACCACCGACGCCGGTGCCCAGCTCGCGGCTGGTCTGTCGTCTGTCGTGCCCACCACCCTCTCGGGTGCCCCCCAGCTTAAGGTCACCCAGAATGTCGCTGCCTGGACTGAGGAGGCCGACGGTCCCATCGACACCTTCAAGCTTGTTCTCAACGGTCAGGACAGGTTCAAGGAGCAGGATGGCAAGTACTTCAACGCCGTGCAGCCCTACCAGCACCACAGCGGTTCCCCCGTGCCCGGTGTGTACGCATACTCGTTCGCCCTTAAGCCCGAGGAGCATCAACCGACCGGTACGTGCAATTTCTCGAGGATTGATAACGCTCAGGTCGCTATCAAGACCAAGGCTGCCGCCGTCGCGACGAACCTTAACATGTTCGCCGTGAACTACAACGTCCTCCGCATCCAGAGCGGTATGGGTGGCCTCGCCTTCTCCAACTAAATACTCATACGAAGTATTTTATAAATATTATTAATTCACTTTTAAAAATTGTTCTTACACATTTTTTAAAAATGAAGGTTCAATACATTTTTGACTCCCCCGACTTTTTGTAACGCCTTTTTTTGTTCCAAATTTCGTAAGGTGTCCGACCGGTCGGACGCGTGAACCCAACTTTCTATTTTTAAAAATTGGTCAGTTTTGACCGACAAATGTCTTAAATTCGTCATACGTAGATAAAAACTGCTGAGAAATCGCCGTATTAGCACCTTGATTCGGGTGAA